CTTGCGTTCTATCTTTACTTCTTAACATTCTCCATCTAAATCTAGCACAAGCCCACATCAAAAATGCCCTTAATGACGAATCATATTGAGACTCATCCAACGCATACCCATTTGGAAATTTTTCTAACTGTTTAATCATTCTATCCCAATTCCCCTTTAATGGGCTCATTCCTACACATGATGATGTTCTTAAAAAAGATGCATTCATTCTATCATTCATATCTCCAAACAATCTATTTCCTTGCACAGTCCCATCTACTGCTGATGCTGTAAAAGTTCTTATAGAATTATCTTCTATTTTTTCCTCTGTTCGTAATTCTTCTTTAAGAGAACTTTTAAATATAGTCGACCAATTTTCATCACATGCCATAATTTCCCAATCTTTTAATAACCAATCATCTAATTCTGGAAAACCAATCCACAAATCCTTCTTTTTCGCATAATGTATATTCCATGGAAAACCTGATGATGTATCCATATCTATTGTTTGTTTAACTTCTTCTAATGTTCTAACACGTGCATTTTGCATATATGGACCAAACTGTTTTTCAACCCATGTCCATGCTTTATTCATTCCAGCAATCTGTTCTTCTGTCATCGATTTAATATCTTTTCCATATTTGCTTAATGATTTATATGCCGCCTCTTCATTTGGGACTGGTAATCCCCATGCTTGTCCTATATCAATTTTATTTTCATCTACAAACATTTTCACCTGTGGATCTACTCCTCGCTGATTTTTATATCGAGGATAAATATTCACTGCTGCCACTAAAGGAAAATAATATTCAGGTAAATATTTATCATGTAAATCTGATATTGGTATTTCTTCTTTAAAAATAAAGGCCCCATCCTTCTCTAAAAACCTGGAAGGATACCGTTTATAAAACGGTTCCTCCACCAGTTCTAGAGGGAGGGGAGGCGCAAGGGAAAATCCAACCCTACATGATTGTGAGTTTCCAATGCTGTTATTTCTTTTAAGTCTGCTATAAATATATCAGTAATTGGTTCAAATCTTCCAAAACTAATTCCATTACCATGAGTCCAAAAACCCACAATATTACCACACTCATCCAACACTGGGGAAGTACAATCTCCACAACGTGTTTTTGCGTTACACCACCCCAAAGGTGAGGCGAATCCTACAATAGCATCTGGAGTTGACGATAACCCCATTCCAAATCCAAATATTGTCACAATACCTGCATCACGCAAAACCTTAAAATGTGAATTTTTAAATTCACTTGGTATTCCCCTTACCTTAAATGCAATAATTTCTGGATTAATTATAATAGCTTCCTTAGCTAATAACTCTAAACTATGAACATGATTTCGCGCATAATACTTAGCTGTAATATCCTCACTCAAAACATGCGCTACAACATACATTCTGCCTCCTACTAAAGTTCCTGTGCACTTATAATTGTTTTGTTCATCAAAAACTTTAAAAACACTTCTAGCTTTTTCATTAGGATTCCACGCTTGAGGTTTCAGTATTTCCATTTCTTTACTTAACACTGCTTGAGCTTCTCTCACAAATTTCTGAACTTGACTTGTTGTAGCCCGCACTACTCTATGCTTAGACTCATAAATCGTTCTTCTAAATTTATTTTCATCCAAAGGCTCCAAAGCTTGCTTTTTTAATATTTGGGCCGCTCTTCGTTGCTTTCTTGATTTCTTTTTAAAATCAATTCCTTGTTTTCGAATCCGTTTACTTCTTCCAATCTCATAATATTCTTCTTCTTTTTTTTCCTCCATATCAAAACGATCTTCATACTTGTAATCGTGGTCATCATAATACTCTTCCTCATCATTATCATCATCCCTATCACTCAAATCATCTTCAACTGCTCCGGATGCTTTTTTATTTCTAGGTCTAACACTACGAAATCTTTTAAGAGCACCTCTACCTCCTTTATTCTTTCCTTTTTTACTTTGCGGGTCTAATTCATACTCTTCTTCATCTTCATCCGCAGTTCGATTTCGTAGCATTATGGCCCCAATCATGATTGCCACAGCTCCTAATCCTACTATAATCTTTTTCCTATTTTTTACAGTCCATTCCAGAGTTTCATTTGCTTTATTTTTAACATTTAATGACACATCATCCCAAGTTAAAAATTGATCCCACCATTTATCATTTTCTACTTCTTCCTCTAAAGTTCTTGTTTCTCCTGACCAAGACTTAAACCAAGTTGAAATTTTATCAAACACACTAATCTCTGCTTCTTCTAAAGATTCACTAACATCTCCTGCCTTATTAGCTTCCTGTTTAACTTCTTCTGCTGCTTCTGCCATAGCTGCATCAAATACTTCATCTGCATTTAAATGAGAATAATCCTTTTTTCCTAAAATATTTACCGCACGTAACGCTTGCATTTTAACTAACAATGCCTTAATCAATTGAGTTTGTAAAATATTCTTCTTTGTTTGACTAGAACCAGCATTTCCTTGACCTTTTAACAAACTAGAATCCTCATCATCTTCTAAAGTTTCCAATAATTTCTCAATTTGTTTAGAATTACTAACTTGATGATCCAAAATATCATTAATCGCATCTTCTGAAAAATTTTCCAAAACATTAACAATTTGATCTAATTTCTCTTCTTCTTTTCCTTCCTGTTTTTCTATTGGTTTTTTAACATACATATTAAAATGCTTGCGTGTAAACACTGCAGTTGGGTCATCAAAAAACTCTGTCATATCAACTAAACTATCATTAGAATCCGTGTCTGATGATGTATGAGATAATGTATACTCTGATACACTCGTATCCTCTTGCATAGCTACTTGTTCTAAATAAGCTGCTACTTCATCTACGTCCGCAAAAATTTCATCATCAAACAAAATATAACCAGGATCTTTTAAATACATGGAATATAGAATCACCAATAAATCTCCTGGAGAAACTCGTTGTACATTATATCTATTTCGATTATGTATTATTTTAAAATACTCCTCATATTTAGCAACTCCTTCTACTGAATGAGATTGAACATCCCAAATACAACTTGATCGTAACTTTGCAATTTTAATTTCCTTCTTTGTTCGCAATCCTTCTTCCAAACTCCACTCTTGCTGTTTTTGCTCTGCCGCTTTCTTAGCAACTTCATCTAAAGGATCATCTTCATTAACCTTTGTTTTCTTTAAACTTAAATTTTCATCTTTTTCATCTATATTCACAGTTGCTTTAAAAGAATTAAAAGCATTTTCCATGCGCTCTGCTGAATTAGTAGCTCCTTTTGCACATTTCTTCCGAATATTAACAGATTCTCTGTAAGCTTCTCTTTCTGCTTCTGTTTTAAAATGTTCTTTAAATTCTGCTTCATTCTCAGGTAAATCATCAAAATCCACTTCTCCATTATACCAAAGGGACAACCAATTAAGAAGCCACGTCATATATGATATTTGTTTAATTACATCCAGTACAGGTTTAATATATGCTACTATTTTCTTTGTACCAATAATAGGTGCAAACAACAACATACACAGCGATAACAAGCCTGCCATAAACATCCCCGCTTTATTAGCATCTTGACGTGCGCCTTGTGGTTTCAACCATGACAACGCTTCCCGAGCCACTTTGGAACGAGTACTCCAAAAACTCACACCTAAACCTAATATAGAGACTCCTAATCCTGCTACTGCTATAGTTTTATCGAAGATTAAGCTAAACATATACATACGCTTTAACTTCGGATACTCTTCTACCACCATTGTCATTAATTTATTATGTGTTGACAAAACTACATAAATCACAGTCAACCAAAAAATCATTGAGAGTCCGAATCCTCCTAATTTCTCAATATACACTGCCTGAGCTATCACCATCTCTGATTCGCTTGAACAACGACCTTTTCCAAACTGAAGAAATAAAAAACTTATTAACATCATTTGCTTAGCAACATCACCACCATAAGGAACAATTGATCTATATCCTAACCAATTCATCTCTAATTCTCCATTCAAAACTTCTAAAGAAGGTTTTTCCACTGTTAATTCCATTATGTCTTCTGCATGAATTGCAACATCCCGAGTAATTTCTACTTCTTCCTCAACACCGTCTAGTTTCCCTAACAGTACTTCCATTTGGTTTCTATCAATCGCTAAATTCCAATCTTCCTTGTCATAAGATAACACTGCTTCAATTTGTTTTTCCGTATGAATTTTCTCCTGACGCTCCTTTTTCCTTTCAATACTAGTTTTTAATTCTTGCGCCTCCATCTCTTCCGGATACTTCTTCCATGCTGGCCAAAAACGCAAAGTGTGATCATCCGTATTTGTAAAAGACCCATGGGTTCCATTTAATTGACTTTTAATAGCTTTTCTCCCAACCCATGGAGTTCCTTGATTTGTTTCTAAAACTTCCTCTGTCATAGTATCCCACATCAAATTTACCAAATGACTTGATAATATAATATTTTTATGTACTGACAAACCACATCCACCAAACTGTGGCTTATTCACTCGCGACTTATCATTAATTAATATTACAAAGCCCCACTGATCTGCTGTCAGGAATACCTCTTGCTCAATTTTGCTTGATGTATCTGTTGTATCAATAATTGAAAACCAATACTTCATAGTTGGTGTTATTAAACACACATCATAAACTTGATCAATCCAAGATACCACCTTAATCCTTTCTTCACATGCACAAGCTTTCCAATAACGGCAATTATGCCATTCTATTATAAATGCATTCATCTTAGGCACAACTACACAACCTACACTGTCATGATCATCTGTATTTGTTGCACTTCCATTCATTCCATTTAACTGTATCTTAATTTCAAAATTTTCAATAAAATAATATTTCGTTGTATAACGCGCTTTTAAATAAGCTATTATATCGTTTTTACTAACTCCTTCACCTTTACAAAAGGAGCCAAATTCATCACAAAGAGGACCAACTACCGTAGGAAAATCTACGTGTTCCACTCTAAGCTGATACACTACTATTCCTTCTTCAATCTGTACTCTTACATTCCTAATAATAATTTGGTACCATAATCTAACGCTTCCTATCGGAATTCCACGCCGCATACACTCTAAACATCTTTTCGCAATTCGACCTTGCACTCTATATCCACGAGTGTTAAAACACCCATGGATTTTACAAACCAACGGTCTTGAGCTTGCACTAGGCAAAGGGTGCTCAGAAATTTCATCTGAACTATGGACTATAACGCTTCCAAGCGCCTCCTGGGGGGTTCTCCCAGAAAGTTGAG